AGATCGGCCCCGGACAGATTGGCCCTGGACAGATTGGCCCCGGACAGATTGGCCCCGTACAGATTGGCCCCGGGCAGATCGGCCCTGGACAGATTGGCCCAGGACAGATCGGCCCTGTACAGATCGGCCCCGGACAGATCGGCCCGTTGCCCTCTGGGTTTGTTTTGAAGCCAAAGTGAATGAAGTCTCAAAGTCTCTTTTAAGTCGATCATGATTCAGTCTCCTTTTTAAGATTGTTAGCAAGGTCTGCTTGGTCTAGTTCAAGGTTTTCGGCCTGGTTAGCTTCCCAGTCCTCGTCGTCAACGGTTCGGTAGTCTGGTTCGATCCATTGACAGGACTCACACCAGTCCAAGATCTCGTCCTCCCCGGCCGGAATTGTTTGAATTTCCTCGTCGCAATGAATACAGAGTCTCATAATACACTCTCCAATACGGCTTTAGCATCGTCTAGTCGGATACGGTGACAGCCAATGGTAACCGTCTCGCCGTCGAATTCAGTCAATTGAAAACCTCCAATTTTAGCTTGACCTAAGATCAAACCCTCGGCCTGTCCAGACATCAAGTCTTTAAGTAATACAATCGCGTCTTTAAGTGGGACTTGTGCACCTTGAGTTGTTTCAACCGTTTCGCCGGTGATTCTAATCAACTGAGGGCGAATCAAACGAAGGGCGTCAGTCAAAGGTCCACCAGACTTCCATGCGGCTAGGTCTTGTTCGGCTTTGACTCGTAACGCGGCGTCTTTAATCGCGCGTCGCTCGTCGTATTTACGGTCACACGCTTGGATATACGCATTAATCCAGGTTTTAAGATCATCTGGGACTTCGATTCTCATTTTAGGTTGTTTAAGAAGGTCACAAAGCATATTGAAATTCTCAATACGTTTCGCCGTCGCGCCGTGATCGTTCCATCCGCGTGTAGAATGAACGCGTTTCGTGAATACATCAAATATACCGGATATGATATCGTCTTGAGTTTCAAGTAGAGTTTGATTCAAGTCCGTCGGATCAGAGCTTGAAAAATGAAGTTTATGGTATACCGCTTGATTGGCGTATGATTGATGTTTTGACGTCGTGACTGAATACCGCGTTGAGTTTATTACAGCAATTTCGCGACCTTTGACAACGTGTATACGGCCTAACAAGTAATGTCGACCGTATGAGTACACGTCCAAACCTTCGAAAAACACATTGCTGCACCTAGCATCGGACTGCGATTGGTTAGCCCAGAGGTGCAGGACTTGGTCGGCGGTGGAATAAACCCGTTTCATTCGTTTTCCCATAAATGTCTCCCTGTTTATAAGTTATACAAATTAACCTTACAGCGGCCAATCTATACGTGGGCCGCAGTCAATATGTATTGTTTGCAATAGGTATGCCCATTATGCACTAAGTTGTAGATATGAGAACCATTGAGCGTGACGCATTACCTTCAGATATACCGTTCATTTACTCGACGTGGTTGAAGTCGATTAGGTATGACTCCGCGTTGGGTAAGGCGTGTAGAAACTCCGTGTTTTTTGATACGTATAAGCTCGTTATTGATAGAATCTTGCGTGATCCTAATACGATTGTACGCGTTATAACGGCGGAAGACGCGCCGGGAACGATATTTAGTTACGTCGTCCGCGACGCGAAAATCTTACACTTTGCATATACTAAGGAAGATTTCCGCAGGTTTGGTTTGGTGAGACGGTTGGTCGGTGGGTTACCCATCCCCATCACGCCCCCTGCAAGCCCCATGCCACCCGTCCCTGGCACGTCCCTTGCTACTGCAAACATCACGCCAACGCAGTCTGGCACGCATCTTGCACCCCCTGCAAGCCCCATGCCAGCCCCCCTCCCTGCAAAAAGCGAGCCACCCCCTAATGGAATGAGCCCCAGGTCGATTATATGCACCCACAAAACTTTTTTAAGTCAGCCAATTTTCGATAAGTATGCGGAATTAGTGTATAATCCGTTTTTACTCTACAAGGGAGTGCCCGAAAATGAAGGTTAAACGACGCTATATTAAATCTCACAAAGGAGTCCCAGAATGAGCAAAGTCTATGTAAAGGTTGTCCACCTCCATACCGGGTCGCCGGCGCTTGGCGGTAAGCTTAGCCTGCAGGCTACCAAGAACAACACCCTTGAAGTAACGCCGGAAGGGATTAAAGCGGTCTCCAAGGCTAGTAAGCGTTGTATCCTCATCCCATATTCGAACGTGGTCGACTGCGAACTGTATTATCAAGAAGCCGCCCAACCGGCCAAACCTGTGGATAACGGTTGAAGCCAACTGATCTAGACCTTATAGGCGAAGTCCTCGCCGAACGGGTAGCCCCCAAGGGATTTGACCTGAAGTCTATCTGCTTTCCCGAGCAGTTAGCCTTTATCGAGGACCCCGCGGACTGGGTAACCGGTTGCTGCTCCCGCCGGAGCGGTAAAACGGAGGTATGTGCCCTGGACCTCCTGAACACCGCCTTGAGTAACAGCGGCGCAGTCTGCCTGTACATCACAACGACTAGGCTGAACGCTGAGCGTATTATCTGGGCTAAACTCAAGAACTTAAACGAGAAATACGAACTCGGGGGTAAAATCAACCAGGCTAAACTGAGTATATCCTTCCCCCATATGAACTCAGTCATATACCTCTGCGGCTGTAAAGACAAGAACGCCCTGGACAACTTCCTTGGTTTAGGCTTAAAACTCGTGTACATAGACGAGGTCCAAAGCTTCCGGAAGTTCATTGGAGAACTAATCGATGACAAACTGGGACCAACCCTTGCGGACTATCGTGGAAAGCTTAAACTCATTGGGACACCCGCCGCGCTTAAGTCGGGATACTTTTGGGATACGCTTCAATCTAAAGTATGGTCACATCATCATTGGACATTCTGGAACAACCCCTTCATCTCCAAGACCTCAGGACTTACCCACCAACAAATCCTCGACCGCGAACTCAAACGCCGGGGAGTAGATGTTAACCATCCGAGTGTACAGAGGGAATGGTTCGGGCTTTGGGTTAACGACACAGAAGCATTGGTACTCCATTGGGGACCTGGTAATAATTACCAGACATTGCCGGAACTTACTGATTACGTTATTGGGGTGGACCTTGGTTTTGACGATGCCGACGCTATCTCGGTACTCGGCTGGCACAAAAACGAGAAAACGTGCTACCTTGTCGACGAGATCGTCAAGCCGCAGCAAGGCATTACTCCGCTTGTTGCCCAAATCGAGGCCGCCATAAAACGATACAAACCCCTCAAAGTCGTAATAGACCAGGGTGGCCTGGGTAAGAAGATCGCGGAAGAACTCCGGAAACGCTACAGCCTCCCTATCGTCGCCGCGGAGAAAACCCGTAAGATCGAGTTCTTAGCCCTCCTGGACGACGCCCTGCGCACTAACTGCCTTAAAGCCAAGGGTACGAGTCAGTTCACCCAGGACTCATTCGTAACAGAATGGGACTTCGACAAGACCACGCCGGATAAGAAGGTGGTTAAGGCGGACCCCCACTCTGACATCATCGACTCCGTTCTGTACGCCTACCGGGAAGCCTTGCACTGGCTGGGCGAGCCGGCCAAGCCCAAGGTCAACATGAAGAACACTGCGGAACGAGTTGAGTTCACACGTAAACATCTGGAAGAGAACCTTCAGAAACAAATCGACGCCCAGCAAGCCCAGGAAAACGACGAACTGTATTTCGCTATGCAGGAACTTGAGGACTCCCGTGATGTGGGGCGCTACTTCATTAATCGGAGGAAAGGATGAGTAAAGGATGAGTAAAGTCTCGAAAGCCAAGGAGATTTATAAAGAATACCTAGCCTGGTTTGAGCGCTTGGCCCAGACCCCAGATGGTGTCGAGGAACTCCGGAAGCGGAAAGCTTTCTCTAAATACGCCGACCGGCAAGCTAAACCCGAACCTTATCCGTTTCAACTCTGGTATCTCTACGATCGTAACTCCGGAGTGGATGAAGCTAAGATGGCGAAACGCGCTGACTTCCTTAAGAAAAAGAACCGGTACAGTATCTCAGAAGCGAATAAACACGTCGGCGGGAACATTAACAACCCCCTCCTTAACCCCGAGTACGTAGCCCGGGCTGAAGCCACCAAGAAGCTCCGGGAGCAATATAAGGTGTACGCGGGGGGCTATGCGGAGGATGCGGTGCTTAATCTCCGCAAGGAACACGGGGATTTGCTGAAAGTTGCGACCAAACCGCAAACTGATAGCTCTAAAGGCCCCATCCAAACAATACCCTTTCGTAAGGGCCTGTTTAAACGTATCTGGGATTGGTTTGTAACCCCCGACTACGGTAAAGTAGGTCCCGGCTGGAAAGAATGGAGAGACAAGAATGACGCACGCTGAATTAGTAGCCCTCCTGACGAACGCCAAGGCCCTTGGTTTGACGGAAATGACCATAGATGGCAATCGATACATCTTTGAGACATCGAAGCCTGTAGAGGCTATTAGGAAGCCACAGACGGTACCGGACGTTAAACCCGAGGAGCTGGTTAAGCCTTTAAGCACATTTGATGAACCTACGGACGACGAGGTTCTGTTTTATGCGACCCCATACTACGACGAACTCCAGGCTCAGAAAGCCGAGAAGGCCAAACGGCAGAAAGACGGTAAGATAGATGGCTAAGATCGAACGGAAGAACATGACGCAGACCGACGAGAAAGGTCGGGTTACCCGGGAGTCTAAAAAGGACAATGAACCTGGTGGTAAAAACTTTAAGTGGTGGACGATCAAGGACAACGACGAAGAACAGGCTAACTCCGTTGTAAACACCGTCGCTTTCATCCAAAAGCACCAGGCTTCCAGGATGGAACAAATGACAGTGAGTACGCGCCTTTACGGTAATACCTCGGCGTATAACCTGATCGGTACGGCGTTCACCCGGGCGAACTCCGTCAACACCAATCCGTACTCCCAGCGTATGAGCTTTAACGTCTGCGCCAGCGTTATAGACACCCTGGTCAGTATGATCGCCAAGAACAAGATCATCACGACGTTTATAACCGAGGGCGGCGTGTGGGGGATGCAGCGTAAGGCTGAAAAGCTGAGTAAATTCACGGAAGGTATGTTCTATCAGGCTAAAATGTCTGACAAAATCCCTATGGCATTCCGCGACGCCTGCGTCTGGGGTGACGGGTTCCTCCATATCTTCGAAGACGACGGGAACATCGGCGTTGAGCGTGTACTGCCGCATGAGTTATTCGTCGACATGATCGAGTCCCTTGCTACGAATCCTACGCAGTTACACAGAGTTAAGTACTCTGACAGGGATACAATCATTGCCCAATTCCCGAAGCATGAGGAGTATCTCCGTACCGCCAACCCTACCGCGCCCCAAGACATCGGAGGCGCCGGCACGGCGGCCCAGCTTATCACGACTACCGAGTCCTGGCACCTTCGTTCTGGCCCCGGCGCGGACGACGGGTTACACCTGATTTGCTGCGGGGACCACATTCTGTTTAAAGAAAAGTACAACAAGGACTACTTTCCATTTGCCCAATTATCATACTCAAAACGGCTACTTGGCTGGTTTGGACAAGGTATCTGTGAACGCCTCCAGAACATCCAAGGTGAGATCAACCGGAACATGATGCTTGTCCAGCGGAGTTTCTGGATGGGCGGTAGTTTCAAGGTGCTCCTGGAGAATGGTTCGAAAGTAGTGTCCCAGCACTTGAACAACGACGTCGGGGCTATTATCCACTACACAGGTACCCCGCCTCAGTACATCACCCCTCCGACCATTCAACCAGAGATTATCCAGTACATCGATGCTCTGATCGACAAAGCTTACCGGCAAGAAGGGATTTCCCAAATGACCGCCGCGGGAACGCGTCCCGCCGCCGAGTTGTCAGGTCGCGCACTTCGCGAAATGAACGATTCCGAGCAAGACCGGTTCATGCAAATCCAACAGGGCGTTGAAATGTTCGCCCTTGGATGCGCCCGCCAAATGATTGAAGTCGCTAAGGATATCTACAAGCGTAAAGGTAGCTTCAAGGCTACTTACCCCGCGGTTAAGTTCCTTGAGACTATCGATTGGTCGGAGATCAAGTTGGAGGAGGACGAATACGTCCTCAAAGCATTCCCTGTATCTAGCCTCCCCAGCGACCCCGCCGGCAAGCTCCAAACGATTCAGGAGTACGCCCAAGCTGGTTGGATATCCCCTAGAGCCGCCCGAAGGCTTATGTCCATGCCCGACCTTGAAATGGCGGACAGTCTAGCCAATGCCGCAGAGGAATGGGTCTGTAACATCATCGAGCTTATGCTGGACAAGGGTAAATACACACCCCTTCAGCCGTTTAACGACTTGATGATCGCCAAGGAATATGGATTAAAGTACTACAATTACGCGCAGTTAAACAACTGCCCGGAGAAAAACCTCGCCCTGCTACGGAAATGGATGGCTAACCTAGACGATATGCTGGGAGTCAATCAGCCCCCACCGGTGGTCCAGCCCGGTAACGTAGCCCCTGGCGCTAGCCAACCCAATGCCGTGCCCCAACCCCCTAATGTTTCACCCCTTTTACCTAACCAACCCGGAGGTCAATCATGAGTAAAGCTTCAGCCCTTGCCGCCGCAACCGGACAACCCGCTCCGACTGCCCCGGCACCAGCCGCCGGAGGCCTTCAAGTAACGCCGCGGCAAGCCGCCAGAATCCCCGTCCCACCCACTAAAACCCCCGAACCCGGCCCTGCACCGGTTGTAACACCCGCGCCGGCCCCTACAGACCCTCCTACCGCCCCTGCGGCAGGCGTCGACTCTGACAGATTCGCCCATTTGGCTAAAAAGGAAGTCGCGCTCCAGAAACAACGGGATGAACTCAAAGCTAAAGAAGAAGCCGTCGCTAAACGGCAGGCCGAGCTTGAGACAATCGCGTCTAAATTTAAGGGTTTTGAGGACTTACGACAGAAAGACCCGATCGCAGCGATGAAACTGGCTGGGTTTTCCGATACGGATATCTTTAATTTCTATGCCAAGGCTCAGGAAGAACAGAAAGCCAAGGACACCCCCGAGGCTAAAGCCGCCGCCGCGGCCCAGGCCGAGATCGATAAGTTCAGAAAAGAGCAGGCCGACCGCGAAGCCCAGCAAAAAGCCACCGCGGACGCCCAGACTATCCAGCAATTCAAGACCCGAATCAACCAAACTATCAGTAAAGACAAGGAAAAGTTTGAACTTTGTAACTTTAACGGTCCGTCTGCCGAAGCTTTGATTTATGAAACAGTGGAAGCGTACTACAAAGAGAACAACGAGGTCCTTACTCCTCTCGAAGCCGCTGAAATGGTTGAGCAATACTATGAAGACCAGGCTAAAGCTATGGCCGGGCTGAAAAAACTGGGCGCCAAACCGACTGAGCCCCCGCCAGCCCAGCAAACACCACCTCCGCCCCCGTCTAAAACGCTTACCAATAAGGTAGCACCTACCGTGTCGTCAAGTATCCCTGTCCGGGAGACCCGGGAGCAGAAGCGGGAGCGTCTTATAAACGAAATTAAGACAAACGGGTTACGAAAGTAACCCCAAGTTGCCCCTTTTGCCCTACTTATAGTAGACATGAGGCCGCATAAGACAAGATAGGCACGTTATTTGATGTGTTTAACAACTTTTATGAGGTCTTACAATGTCTTACGCTGGTTTTACCCAATCCAACGTACCTGGCATTCTCAAAGAACTTTACGATGACCAGAAGGTCCAGTGGTTGACTTACAAGGACAACCCGGCCCTTGCTATGATTCATAAAGAAGAGAAGTTCCCAGGTAAATACTTCCCCAACCCTGTCGTTTACTCGCTTAGCTCCGGTGGTGCGTCTGCGACGTTCTCAAGCGCGTACAACAACCAGTCCTCGCCGCTCGTGGCCGAGTTCTTGGTTACCCGCGTTGCCGATTTCTCGCTTGCCACGATCGATGGCCAACTTTTGGCCTCTGCCCAGACCGACCCTGGCGCTTTCATTGACGGTTCCGAGTTGATGATCGACGCCGCGTTCCAAGTCGCCGTTAACCGCATTGCTTCCGCGATGTTCAGAAACGGTGCTGGTACGATCGGTCAAATCAACACAGTTACGAACGTGTCCGGTAACACCTACACGATCAACTTGACCAACCCTGACGATGCCATTCAGTTCGAGATCAACCAGATCTTGCTCGCCGTCCAAAACGTCGACGGTTCTGGCTCTGCCCCGACTGATACCGCTACCGTCACCGCGGTCGATCGTAACCTGGGCAACTTGACTGTTACTTCGGCGACGAACATCGCTTCTGACTGGCCTACGTTGTATTACCTGGCCGTTCAGGGCGACCTGCCGACCACGAACAACAACAACTTCCAGCCGAGTGGTTCTACCACGACCAACAGCCTGCTTAAACTCGCAGGTTTCGCGGCCTGGTTGCCTTTGACTGCCCCGTCCAGTTCGGACAGTTTCTTTGGCGTTAACCGCAGCCTGGACGTTCAACGTCTCTCGGGCGTGCAGTTCGACGGAAGCGCTCTGAGCCTCGAAGAGGCCCTCCTCCAAGGAACGGGCCGTATTGCGATGCAGGGCGGACGCGTTGACACGGGTATTTGCTCGTATGCGACGTATACCGCGCTCATTACCTCGTTGGGCTCTAAAGTCCAGTACATCGACGAGAAAGTCGGCGAAATCGGTTTCCGCGGCGTTCAGGTGAACGGTGCGAACACGGTTATGTCGGTATTCCCCGATCGTAGCTGCCCAGATGGTGTTATTTACGCCCTTGAGATGGATTCGTGGTGCCTGCGTTCCCAGAATCCGGCCCCGCACATCCTCAAGTACATGGACGAGATCGAAATCCTCCGTGTACCGGGTGTTGATGCTGCCGAACTTCGGGTTGGTGGTTACATGAACATGTACCCCAAAAAACCCGGCCATAACGGCGCCATCAAGGTCCAATTGCAAGAGTTTTAATTAGCTTGTCAGAGTTTGCCGGTCTCTCCAAAACCGGCCTCTCCTCCTAGGGGGCTTCGAGTAGAGTAAACCACCCACCTTCGGCATACCGCCCTAGGTTATTGAAAAGGAACCTAATATGTCAAATCGTCGCGACATTCAGTTTCATTACTCCCCACATAACAAGGCCACGGTCTTGGATTGCAGTTTCATCGTCGATCACACCAACGGTAGTGGCTTTGGAATTCGAAGTCTTAAAAAATCGGGGCGTGTTGCCACAGTGTTTATGAATACCTCCGCCACTCCGGGTACGTCGACTAACGGTCAAATAAACCCCAATCCCGCCGCTGGGTATATCCTGGTAACCCTGCAGGATAACTACAATACATATCTTGGTGGTTATTCTGGATTTGTGTCTCCTCCGTCAGGGTCTCCGATCAGTTCGGGTCTTACGGTTGGGCAGGCGTATACTATCGCCTCAGTCGGTGCCAGTACTCAAGCCCAATGGGTTGCAGCCGGCCTTGCGCCGCAAATTGCCGCGGCCCCTAACGCTAGCTTTATCGCCAAAGCGACCAGTATCGCCGGCGGTGGAACGGCATTAGCTACCCAGTTCTCCGGTATCGACCATATCGAGGTCGTGGGAGACGCCAACCAAATGAATAACACCCTTCAAGGTGCTGTTCAAGGGTTTAGCGTCGGTCAGAGTTTCATCCTCGCGTGCTATAAGAACGGCGTGCTGACGGCCCCGACTGATAACACTGTGATTGGATTGAACTTCTACATGAACAACAGCGCCCAAGGGGTGTAAATGTTCTTTGATGAGAAGAAAAATCAGATATCGACGATTATCTCGAAGCGTACACCGAAGGGTGATAAGGTATCTGAAGCTCCGATGAAAAACGAAGTCGTGAAACACGAGGACGGCCAAGTAGATGGGCGTCATGTAGCTGCTCAGGACATCATTGCTGCACTACACGAGAAGTCTCCTGAGAAGCTTATGCACGCCCTGGCCAACTTCCATGACTTGCACAGCACTGCGAGTAAACCCGACAAGGAGTAAACCATGAGTCAATCCGTTGTAGCCGTCAATCCCTCTAACGGGCCGTTGACGGGTAATCAACTGATTACGATTACATTGTCTGGATACACGGGACCGTCAACAGACGGTCTTCAAGTTCAGATAAACGGGGTGAACTGCTCCGCCGCGGTCTGGGTCAACCAATCGACTATCCAGGCAGTTACCCCTATCGGGCAGATTTCAGGTCAAGTAAACGTAACAGTTACGGATACAACGAACTCCCAGACCGCCACGCTAACGGACGGGTTTACGTACCTCAACCCCGGGCAGACTACACTGGGCAGTATGCGGACTCAGATTCGTCAACGGTGTGATTTCGTAAACAACAACTTCATCACTGACCAGGAGTTCAACAGCTATATCAACGCTAGTAGGTTCGAATTATACGACATCCTCTGCCAGAAGTTCGGGGACGACTATTATGTAGCCACTCCGTACACATACACAACGTCCGGGAAAGTCAGCGCGCTGACAAACGCCAGTACGTATCCACTCCCTGGGGACTTCTACAAAGGTTTGGGCGTTGAGGTTGCGTTGAACCCCCAAGACCCGAACTCGTGGGTCTCTTTGCGTAAATTCGAATTCATCCAGCGGAACCTGTGGAACTTCCCCAACGTATACACGTTCTATGGAATTACCAACCTGCGGTACCGCTTCAACGGTACAAATCTATTGATCGTCCCTATCCCCAGCGCCGGCCAAACGATCAGATTATGGTATGCCCCTAGACTGAACTATCTCCTTAACGATACCGACGTATTTGACGGGGTATCGGGGTGGGAGGAGTATATCATCGTTGATTGTTGCATCAAGGCCCTGGCTAAAGAGGAATCCGACGCGTCAGTGTTTATGGCGCAGAAAGCCGCCCTCCTTCAGAGGATTGAAGAGGCCGCGGCCAACCGTGACATCGGTGAACCTGAGACCGTGTCTGACTCTAAACGCCGTAACTTTGCTTGGGGTGACCCAGGTGAGAACGGTAGCGGAAACTCGTCCGGATGGTAAGTATTCCGAAGGTCCAAACGACCGACAGAGACATCAACCAACTCCAACAGAACATCATTACGGCGTTCAATGCGCTTCAGCGTCAACTCCAGGGATTCTCAGGTACGATCAAGACCGCTAAACTGACTACCGGCGGAACTGAAGGTAGTATGACTTTTGTAAACGGTGTATTAACCGAGCAAACGCAGGCGACGTAATGGCTTTGCAGGACATTGACGTACCGATAGATTTAACCGGTGGGCTAGATACCAAGACTGACCCTAAACAGGTCGTCATTGGTAAACTCTTAAGCCTTCAGAACGCCCGGTACAAAACCCTGAACTTGTACATCAAGCGAAACGGATACGCAGCGCTCCCTACGGGGCTTCTGGGCGGAGGGAGTATCTCCACCGGCGTTGGTATCGCGAACTTCCAGAACCAATTGAACCTCTACGATGGTAACCGGTTTTACGCGTTTAACGAGTCCACACAGTCGTGGTCCAACAACGGACCTTTTAGCCTTACGTCGCTGACCTCTACCTCTATCATCAAGAACTTCTACAGCCAGACCTCTCCTGACTTCGCGTACAACGCCGCGGCGAATCTGAGCGTGTACGTCTGGGAAGACACCCAAGGTGGAGTCCGGTACTCAGTGATCGACACGGTTACCGGCAACCAAATCGTCGACGACGCCCAACTTAGCTCTACCGGTATCAACCCCCGCGTGGCATCTATTGGCAGCGTGTTCGTTCTGTTCTATGTGAACTCTGGCCAGATCTACTACAACTCCATCAACACGTCAACGCCGGAAACCCTGAGTAGCGCAACGGCTCTGACTTCCGATCTATCCGGAACTAATCAGATTTATGCTGTAAATACGATAAATGGGTCGGCGTACATCGCGTATACAAATACGTCGCCGGCTATAGCGCTGTACTCTCTCAGTTCCAGTTTGGTCCGAAGCTCGCAATACACGGTTGGTAGCGATACCGAGACTTGTATCAGCATAGCATCTGATACGTCCTATAACGCATGGGTTTCGTATTACACCGGGACTGCCGTTAAAACGTTCGTCGTAAACGCCGCGCTGAACTCGACAGTTTTAGCCCCTACGGTTGTAGAAACAGTTGCCAACATCCGGAACATTACGTCCGTAGTCAATGGAACTACTGGTACACTGTTTTACGAAGTATCAGCTACCGAGGCATATAACGAGAACATCCGGACCAACACAATCACACTCAGCGGCACGGCAGGCAGTGCCTCGGTATTCATCCGGTCTTTGGGACTCGCTTCCAAAGCATTCAATTACAACGGTGGGATTTACGTCCTGGGGACGTACTCAAGCGACCTCCAAGCAAAGTACTTTCTCCTTAACCAAAATGCCCAGGTAGTCTGCCGACTCGGTGGTGAACCAAACCTTGGCGGTAGTCTGACTGCTAAGAGCCTGCTCCCTTCGGTGGCTAACCCCTCCACGGGAGTATACACGTTTCCGTACTTACTGGTAGACGAAATCACGTTTACCCAGGTATTCGACGCCAATAACGTGGCTAGTGAGCAAGCGACGACACAGACAGGTATTCAGCAAGCGCAAATCGCGTTTACTCAGACCTACCCCAGTGCATTGAGTCTGGGGAATAACTTGAACCTTACGAATGGTATTCCTTCAATATACGATGGGAATAACATCGTAGAGCAAGGTTTCAATCTTTACCCAGAGAACGTAGCGGGAGGCGCTGCGGCTATCAACCCTCCTAGTCTCCTCGGTCCTATCGGGCAATACAACAATACGTCTTCAATCCAGTACCTCGGGAATGATACCGCCGCACACAACTCTACTGCAATCCTCGCGCAGCCTTTTACCGCCTCCTCTAATGGGGTGCTGGACAATGCTACGATAAGCTTAGGTAAAACGAATAACGTTGGTGGTAGCATTACAGGCAGTGTCCAAGTCTATATTTGCGCAGACAACGCGGGAAGTCCTGGGACACAGATCAGTGACACCCAAACCATTGCCGCTAGTGGTATCCCTTCTGCAGCTTACCCCTCGATTGCGCCGCAATCCCCATTTACGGTGATGTTTTCTACCACCCCCGTGTTAACTAACGGGGTGCAGTATTGGTTGGTTGTATCTGCCGCGGGATTGTCATTTAACTCGTCGGGTGGTACGGTGTATTGCTCGATGGGAACATCGTCTTTACCATATGGCTACTGCCAAGAATCTATGTATGGGCAGGCTTATCAAACCGCTTGGAACCAAATTACAACCAGCCCCGGCGGCGGTGTATGGCCTCCTACGACCTTTAGCAACTGTAACCTTATTTTTGAGGTCCAGGCGTTTAACTCCATTACTTCTAACCCCCCGCTTATCGGGTACAACCCTATCGGGGGCGGCCTTACGCCGGGTGAGTATCAATACTCCGCGGTGTACTCCTGGGTAGACAACCAAGGACAGAAACACCAGTCAGCCCCTAGTGTTGCCTACCAAATGGATTCTGGTGTGAACCTCGGACAGTACAATCTCCAGATCGTAGCGAGTGTGAGCACTTCTAGTCCTAATGCCACGACTAACAACAGCCTGGGGCTATTCCCTGGGATGGGGTTGGTAGGTGCTGATTTGACATCGACACCTCCGACATACGTAACCGCCGTATCCAGCGGGGCTTTTACGATGAACCAGGACGCCTCGGTTACTAGCGCGTCTGCGTTAGTCAAAGGCTCCCCGTCGTTCTTAATGACCGTTAATACATCCATAGGTTCGAATCTTGTGCAGGTCGATAAGCCTACGTATGCATACATCTACGCGACTTGTAATGGGACAAACGTTATTCAAGTCGACGACACTAGCTGGTTACAGGTCGGTAATACTTTAGTCGCCGCGGATGGGAGCAGTAGCTTCCCTTCCCAAACGATTACCGCGATTAACGGAGGTTCTGTTACTCTGTCGGGTTCTGTACCCAGCACTGTCACGCAAGCCCTTCAAATCTCCGGAAGTACGTTGAATGCCGCGGCTTACCTGCGGATTGGTCAAGTCTTAGACGACGACGGTGTCAATATACTCGCCGGGTCTACGATCGAAAACATCTCAGCTAATCCTGACGGCACCGCGGTTGTCACTATCTCCGAGCCTGCGCTTAATACTGCTACGGGGGACACTGTGCGTATTACCAACACCGTTATGGGGGTAATCCGCATACCAACCATTCGGGTAACTAACCGGGTAGGACCCATCAATATCGACGTATACCGCACGACCAACATCGGTGGTGTACCGGGAACTGTGTTTTACAAAGCCGGCTCGATTAAAAACGACACAACTGTCGATTACGTTACATTTTTTGATAAGTCCTCGGATGTTCAAATACTGTCCAACACCCAGCTTTATACGACCGGGGACGTGGTGTCGAACATCGCCGCACCCCCGCATCAAATCTCGGTCCAGTACAACAACCGTGAGATCATCATACCTAACGAAAACCTATTGAGCTTCTGGTACTCCCAACAAGTCATTCCCGGCAGCCCGGTTGAGTTCTCCGATTCGTTCATCAACAACCTTGATTCCAAGGGTGGTAACGTTACCGCCGCGGGAGTTATGGATGACAAACTGATTCTGTTCAAGCAAGACACGATATTCTATCAGGTTGCCCAAGGACCCTCCCCCAACGGGTCTAACAATGACTTCAACTCAGGTACCCAGATCGTTACTCCCGTAGGCTGCAGTAACCAGCAATCGATTATACCCATGCCTAGCGGATTGATGTTCCAAGCTTCGGGTAATCAAGGTATTTGGCTTCTGTCCAGGGACCTCGGTGTTAAATACATAGGCGCGGACGTTGAAGGGTACAACCAGTACACGGTTACCAGTGCCCAACTCGTGCCCACGGAGACGGTCGTCCGATTCACGATGAGCAACGGCGTAATCCTGATCTATGACTACTTCGTAAATAAGTGGGGCGTGGACCTAAACCTAAGCGCCATCCAGTCCTGCGTATTCCAGAACGTTTTTACGTATTTGAATGCTAACGGAACTGTATACCAAGAAACCCCCGGGTCGTATACGGACAATGGGGCGTTTATACCGCTTGGTCTGACCACGTCCTGGCTGAGCTTTGCCGACCTCCAAGGGTTCCAGCGTGCGCGGGAGTTCTTGATTTTAGGGCAGTATTTCTCACCGCATACGCTGAACGTGAGTTTCGCATATAACTTTAACTCCACGGTAGTACAGACCAACGCGATACCTGTGTCGAGTGACCCAAATCCTTATCAATTTCGCGTATTTCTAGACGTTCAGAAATGCCAGAGTGTCCAAATCTCTCTATTAGAGAGTCAGTCAGGGTCTTATGGACAAGGGCTGAGTCTCTCTGGTTTTAACTTCATAGTAGGTAAGAAGAAAGGGCACTTCAAAATGCCTGCAGCGGCGAGTTACGGATAGGAGCCTATGTCGTTTTTACAAGATATCTTTGGTGGTCTCTCAAATAACTACAACCCCAACCCGAATAATGTTCAGGTTCAGAGCCAAAATCTCCAACCCGCGATTAATACAGCAAATACAAATTACGGGTCTGCGAATACAGGGTTGGCCAATTTTGCTCAAGCCCTTCAACAACAAATGTCTGGTCAAGGTCCTAACATAGCCAATGCCCAGCTTCAACAGGGCACAAACCAGAACATCCAACAAGGCGCTGGGCTTATTGCTTCCCAGAAAGGTATCGGGCCGGCGACCGCCGCCAGGACAATCGCCACTAATACCAACGCCGCTAACCAAGGCGCAGCCGGCCAGGCCGCGGCTACTAGACTCGCGGGGCAGACCCAAGCTGGTGAGCAACTCGGCGGGGCGCTTAACACACAAGGAAACTTGGCTAACCAAAACCTAGGTATTCAACAAAACGCATTGGCAGCTCAGAATAACACAGCCGCTAATCTGGCGGGCATCCAAGCCGGGATAGCTCAACAGAATGCCGGGATGAATCAGGGGCTGCTCGGGGGTCTTGCTGGGAGTTTAATGGGTACGACTACTACAGGCGCAGGAGGCTCCCAAACTTCAACACCTGGCCTGTTAAGTTTATTTATGGCTAAGGGTGGTCAAGCTGACCGCAACTCCAATGCTTCCGGGCCTTTTGGAAATGTTTCGGGATTCAATGGTTCAGGTAGTAATTTTGGATTTGGTAATGTTAATACCTCAAACTTTTTATCAGGTTTGATGCCAAAAACGGAGCCCGTACAAATTGACCCAAGCCAAGCTAATAAACCGGGCGGCGGTTTAGGCTCATTAATTATGAACGCCCCGGGCGGTAAAACTGGTTTAGCTATGGCCTCCGCCGGAGGCGGCAGCATCGGCGAAACCCCCATGCCCGTATTACCTTTTGGACCCCAAACTATGGCACCTATGGGTGCGCATGGTCTTGCTGGCGGCGGCCCTATTGACGGTGATATGTACGCCGCTCACGGAATGCCAGTACCCGGCCAAGCTGCGGTCCCCGGCGACTCCCTGAAGAACGATAAAATCCCTGCTATGTTATCCCCCAAGGAGATCATCTTACCGCGGAGTATCACACTGTCAGACGACGCCCCTAAAAAGGCTGCCGAATTCGTGGCTAATATCAAGGCTAAACACGGCGCACCTAAAGAGGACTTCCGCGGTGCCCTTGATCGTAGCATCGCGTCCAGGAGAAAGAAATGAAGTTACTGCACGAAGACGCTGAGAACTACCACGTCCAGCACGACAACGGGTCGACTATGACGCTGAAAAAATCGGCATTGTCTCCCGCGTCTAAAGCATTGCTGGAGGGGTTGAAACCCCAACACTTCGACCAGGGCGGTCAACCGCAACCCAGTCCTTCTCCGGTTCCATTAGACCCAACCAAAGCGCAATCCGCGCAGGACTCGATGCGTAAAGCGTTTAACTTCGCGGGTGGTGGGGATGTTATGGGGCATCAAACTACACATCGCCCCAACGCTAAACTGGGCCAAGTCCCGGATAAAGACAGGTATCCTAATAGCACGTTTCATGCCGCTAACGGTGGACCACCACCGGAAAACGACGAAGTATCCAAAAATACTGCACATATTCAAGACGAAATCCAAAACCCGGCGTATCGCCCCAATCCCCAGCAACAGCTTGAACAAGACATGAACGAAACTACTAACGAGCGTAGAGCCCGGCAGCACGCGTCTCAACCTATTGTACAGCACTTTTACATGGGTGGGCAGCCTCCACAGCATTTTGCTAATGGTGGTGGTAGCTTCCTTCAATCACCTCCTCCCCAAGACTACGTAACCGCCGCTCCAGCATCGAATCCTCCCGATGCAGCGGCGCAAGCTGGCGGGCCAGCGGCGGCAACGCCGCCCCCGCCGGTCCCCTCTACACCCGCTATGGACCCGTTGACCGAGGGTTTGGGTGGAGAACAGCAAGAACTACAAGGGTTGGGTCAAGAAGCTGCCGCTAAGGGCAAAATCGGCTCCGCCGCGGCGTCTGCGTATGACACGGAAGGCGCCGGGTTAGCTAAAGCTCCGAACGTTCAAGAAGCATTCGACGACCTCCATCAAAAGTATGAGGCCATGGCGGGTCAAATGGACCCCCGTATTGACCCTGAACATTATTGGACCTCTAAAGATACCCCCAATCGTATTTTGGCAGCGGTTGGATTTATGATAGGTGGGGCCGGACTCGGCGCAGCGGGGCATCCTGAATTGGGTTTGCAAGCCGTACAAAGTGCTGTTAATCGCGATATTGAAGCCCAGAAAGCTACTTTCAACAATCAAGACAGTTTACTTAAATCGTATACTCAACAGTTTAATAGTGCTGTATTAGGTGAGCAGGCCACTCGTGTACATCTCGCCGCGCAAGTAGAGAACGAAATCAACCGCGCTGCCGCTCAACAGGCGGGTCCATTGGCCCAAGCCGCGGCTAACCGTCTTAAAGGCGCGCTCAGAATGTCTATTGCTCCCCAAATGGCTAATCTTGCACTGGCCAGTACTCAGTACAGGTTGCTTACGGACCCGAAGGCTATGGCACAGCTTCCGCTGACCTCTAAAATCCAATACACGCTCCCGGCGGATCAACAAGCCGAAGCCCAGAAACAGGCTACGGCCTACGAAGCAAATAAGAACGCCCACGCGAACATCGACGACATCTTTGATAAACTCGACCAGGAGCAATCTACCGGCAACCTTGTAAACCCGCAAAGTTACTCCAGGGTCAGTCAGTTGTTAGGGCGTTTGACACCGACGATCTTAGATGCGTCACCGTCCAAACGTCTTACCAAAGAGTCTATCGATAAGGAAATCGAACCTTTCAAATACACCACATTTGCGGACAAGGCTACTCGCGACGCAGCCCGTGAAAGCGTCCACAGAATCGTTGACAACTCGTCTGACCCCATGAACATCCTTAAAGACCACGGGTTGATTCCCCAACAGACGTACGCGCGTAAACCCGGTATGGAACCTGGTAAACCTCAGTACAAGATCTCTGGGGGTAAGAAGTATATGCGCGGACCTAACGGCGAGGCTATTGAAGTCAAGTGACCGATTTTGACTCTCTGCCGGAAGATCCGGCACCAGCCCCAACTGGGCTTAAATTTGACGATCTCCCGGACGACCACACTAGTCTAGGTGAACAAGCCAAGACTGTAGCCGAAGGGTTAGCCCGCGGGGTAACTCTCGGCGCCTCCGACGTATTCGAAACCATGCCTACCCCTGAAGTCGGGACGTTCAAGCATGCATTGATGAGCGCTATCCCCGGCGCTATGGAGGCTAAATGGGCCATAGGACAAGTCGACCCTAAAAACATTGCTGGGCGTATGGAAGCCAACCCCGGAGAGTCTATCGGTAGCCAAATGGTCGGCGGTGGCTTATCAATTGCCGGCACAGGTGGCGCCGGGTCCCTGATCAAGGGCGGCGCGGAAATGGGTCAGACCGCGGGTCTGGCCAAGGGCATTGCGACCAATCTCGCGCTTAAAGGCACAGCATTGGGTGCCGAGGGCGCTGCGTTTGGTGCTGGTAACGCGGTTACAGATTATGCCTTGGGTGACCCCAATGTCAACGCCCAGAAAGTCTTAGGTGACATGGGTGAAGGCGCGATGTTCAATCTAGCCGGCGGAGCAATCCTCCACGGTGTTGAAACAGTTGCCCCAATCTCTCAAAGTATCAACAAGATCTTTGGAGTGCTTAAAGACAAAACCAACGGCGTAATCGACGGTATCTCGGGGAACTACTTCCAGAAGCTCCGTGCTGGGATGTCCGGTATCGTCCCCGACGATGTAGTCCGGTCCTTGGCTAAAAACGTCGATAACCTACATGGGGTGCATGAGGACGCGTTAGACAAAATCTACGGCGATTGGTCTAACCGGGATGTAAACCCGATCAAAGACGTACCTATCGCCCAAGTTCAAGACCCGGTATTAACTGCGTCTGGTAACATCGAAAAGCTCGTGTCGTCGATGGAAGCCGAACCGAACCGGTATAAGTACACCCCTAAACAATTGAATGAAGCTCGCGCCGTGGCTGATACGCTCGGCGAAAGCGCGTTGAACGCTACGGACTCTGTGGATCTCCATAACGACCTATGGGAAGCCCGTAAACGAATCGGTAAGATCGTAAACTGGGGTGCTAAGGGCTCTGAAGAACTCAAGAACGTCTACGACACTATTGGCGAAACCATGAAGAACCCCGATCTGTGGGGTAAAGAGGCTACTGATCAGTTCTCAGCCATGGACAATACGTACCGTACCGGCAGGCTTGCTAACCAGGACTTCCAACGGTTACTTATGACTCAAGAACTCGGTAAACCCGTGTCTTCGTTCGGTAAGCTTCGGGGTCTCCTCAACAGTATCGAAAACCCTGATGCCGAGAAAGTCCGGGCATTTGACAACTTCCTTACGGCCTCTCAAGAAACCGCTAAGCTCGCGGACAACTTCGCGGGTAACGCCGGTATCAAGAACGTCATGCAGGACCGCCTGGCCCAAGTCGCCAAGGAATACGCGGACTCCCAGAAGCTCGCCAGTCTGATTAAGAAACAGCCTAGTATGCTACCCTCCGTTCTAAAGAGCCTTACGTATGCCACGATCGGCGCGGCGCATCCCGCGGCTTCAGTCGTCCTAGGGGCTATTGAGGCGGCCCGGACGTTGTCCCAACCGTATGAACTCGGGAAGACGATCAATAACACATACAAGATCATGGGTGCGTTGGGTAAGATCACTAATCGGGCTACCCGCGCTATCTCCAGCGGGGCTAAAGCCATCGTGCAGTCCAACCCTATTCGCGGCGCATTGGAGTCGGGTGGTATCTCCGGTAGGACTTACGACGAGCGTGTAAAGCGTATCCAGGAGCTTCAAAGCAACCCTCAAGCTATGCTGGATCACCTGGAGAAATCTACGTCCGCGATGTACGAAGCCGCCCCCAACATCTCCCGCGGCATCCATAACGCGATCATTGCCGGGGCTAATTTCCTCGCCAGTAAAATCCCCCAACCGGCATCCAAATTTCCGTTGTCCGGGGACTGGGAGCCGTCTGAGGCCCAGAAAGATCAGTTCAATCAGTACTATAACACCGTCGACAACCCTATGAGCACCCTTGAAGAGGTTCGAAACGGAACGATAAGTAACCACCAGATCGAAGCCCTTCAAGCTGTGTACCCACATCTTTTAAACGAGATGAGAACTAACCTGGTGCAGCAATTGGATTCGAAGAAAGCCGAGGACCTCCCCTACGGTACTAAGTTTGCTATCTCTAAGTTCTTAGGTATGCCCCTGGACGGCAATATGACCCAGATGGCTATAGCCTCGAACCAGACCGCGTTTATTCCTTCCCAGCAAGCCCAACAACCGCCCCAGAAAGGCGGTAAATCCCCTAAAAACAGTACGTTAGGTGGGTTGAAGGAGTTGGACGTCGCCAACCGGGCCAGTACCCAGACCGAAGTCCTTGAAAAGGAAGAAGTATGACCAATATGCCCTATAATAGCGTAGGCCATAAGCCTTTTGCCCATAAGGAGCACCTGAGATGAGCCGCAAAGACGTCCTTTTACCATATACCGACCCCTTAATGTCCAACGCCTCTATGGCATCAAATATCACTGGGACCCCTATCAACATCCAGTTTATGGACGACATCGGGATTGCGTTTACCTGGACTGGTAGCAACCCCCAAGGTTCCGTGAGCTTACAGGTCTCTTTAGATTACAACCCTAACACGCAGACTGGTAACTGGTTCACGGTTCAAACTAGCCCCGGGACCAATTACAGCGTGTCTTGTGGGGGCGCCCCGGGTGGTACTTTCGCGGATTTCGCACTTACTGGCGCTAGGTGGCTTAGGACCACATATACTACCACCGGCGGCAGCTCCGGTAACTTGACCGCCGTAATCGGCGCCAAGATGGTGTAATGTGGCGATTACTTATACACGTATAGCCGGTATTTTTGGCGGCGGCGGTGGCGGTGGCGGCGGAAGTGTAACGTCCGTATCGGTCGTATCCGCCAACGGATTCGCTGGTACAGTTGCGAATCCGACTACGACTCCAGCCATTACACTTACAACGACTATCTCAGGACTACTTAAGGGTAATGGAACCTCTATATCCGCGGCGACTGCCGGAACTGACTACGTAATTCCTTCTGGTAGCATCACAGGTACTGCGGGCAATATTACCGCGACGTCGAATAGTACACTTACTACACTCAGTTCGTTGAGTCTACCGTACTCGCAATTGACCGGCACGCCGTCGTTGAACTTTGCTAATCAAACCTTAAGCAACCTTAGTGGAACTACTGCGGTTAACCAGAATCTTGTGTCTGGTGTGGGCAACACCTATAACGTCGGAAGTTCGTCCAATGCTTGGTCGGCGATGTATTCCAATACGTTTAATACGTCGGACGGGTTGAATACTTACGCACAGTTGTCTTTAAACGGCATTTCACCTTCCGGGGTCAATACCAAAGCTAATTTGTCATTCCCAATAAACAGCGGACCAGTGGGTATTTGGACATCAAACAACCCGTCGACTGAAAACCTGTTGATTGAAACCGGTAGCGCTAGTTCAGGTAACTCTGGGGATTTAAAGTTCACGATAGGTACAGCGACAGGTACCCGGGGTAAAATCCGGTTCATTGACGGGTCCCAAGGGACTGCTGGATACGTATGGACGTCGACCGATACAAACGGTGCCGGTGCATGGCAAGCGGCCAGCGGTGGGATTTCGAGTATCTCAATCGCGTCATCTAACGGATTTGCTGGTAGTTCTAGTGGTGGTAGTACCCCTACACTGACACTCAGCACGTCAATAACCGGTATTCTTAAAGGCAATGGTACAGCGATCTCGGCGGCTTCGGCAGGTACGGACTACGTCATACCGTCCGGGTCTATTACAGGTACTGCGAGTAATATCACCGCTACGAGCAACAGTACACTTACGACGCTGTCGGCTTTAAGCTTGCCTGGTAGCCAAGTCTCCGGTAACATCTCCGGTAACGCTGCTAATATCACGGCTACGTCAAACAGTACCCTGACAACGCTGTCTGCTCTGAGTCTCCCTGGCAGTCAGGTCACGGGTAACATCTCCGGTAATGCTGCGAATATTACTGCGACATCTAATAGTACACTTACTACGCTGTCTGCTTTAAGCCTTCCGGGATCTCAAGTCTCCGGTAATATCTCCGGCAATGCGGCTAACGTAACTGGAACAGTTGGGGTAGCCAACGGCGGAACTGGGGATACCAGCTTTACCGCGAACCAGATCGTAATCGGAGGAACTACCACTACTGGCGCACTTCAACAAATCCCCGGAGGTACTGCGGGGTATGTAGCAACTAGCAATGGACCTACGGCAGCTCCTACGTTTCAACCGGCCCCGGGAACGGTATCGGCGTTCTTTGCGAGTTCTCAAGTTACGACTCAAAGTTCTAACATCACGTCTTCAAGCTTTACAACTTTTTCTAACTCCCCTGCATTTACATTTACCCCGACTATTACGGGAACTTACAAGGTTTACTGCCCCGCTCCTTTGGGCTTTGGTGCAACAACGGGAACAAACGCCCAAGTTCGTATAGTTAATACGTCAGGTGGGGCAACGCTGCTTTATGAATCCCAAGCTCTGGTTCAGTATAGTTCCGCGGCGTCCGCCGCCGGTGAAGATTGCGCGTTTTGTCAGTCCGTTTATACCTTAACCGCTGGTACTACGTATGTATTTGATATCCAGGGAAAAACGAATGGAACAACGTTTGTTGACGGGGCATCGTCACCCTTCTATATGTTCGCCGAAATGATTACTGCAAGTTTGTCTTCGACCACTTTAGGCGCTAATATCGCGGCCTATGTTACCTATGGGATATACTCATGATTATTGTTAACGGAACCAGTCAAATCCTCCAAGCTAAGATGGGTGCGGCAGCAACCACTACGAATCCAACGTACTTCTGTAGTTACGTCTCGGTCAGCGCCAACGTTCTCAATACCGCCGCGAATACCAACGGTAGTTTGAACGGGACATCCCAGGTCTCGATCTTGACTGGTGTTAGTACCGGTCAGTATAAGATCGACCAGCTTGACTTCTATAACACCGATACCGTCGTCCAGAGCATAACCGTTTCGTTATCAATTTCGTCGTCTACATTCAACCTATTTACCGGAAATGTCCCTGTAGGCGGTAGCCTCCACTACGCGTCGGCGACCGGGTTCACAGTATTTAACGCTTCCGGGTCACTGGTTTCGACTACGTCATCGACGTCACCTAACGTCCAAGTCTTTAGTACCGCCGGTAACCAAACCTGGACTAAGCCTACGTTTTTCACACCCTCAGTGGTTGATGTAATCTGCGTGGGCGCAGGTGGTGGTGGGGGCGGTGGTGGCTCGGTCACTACCGCGGCTATCGTTATGGGTGGTGGTGGAGGCGGTGGGGGTTGCTATTCTCGTAAAACTTTTAACGCCTCGGACTTGTCTAGCACTGTTAACCTCGTAGTAGGCTCTGGTGGAGCAGCTGGTACAGCCGGAACGTCCGGTAACGTCGGTGTCGTCGGTTCTAACGGCGGTGCTAGTATGTTCGGCAGTACGTCTCAGGCTACAGCTTATGTATTCGCAGGTGGTGGCGGAGGCGGTGCTTTAGGTGCTGTAACCGGCGCTATTGGTACTGGTGGATCTGGTGGTGGGGCCGCTGGTTCTGGAACTCAAGGCTCGACAACTGCACAAGCGGGAGGGCCTCCTGGAACAGTTGTTGCAGCTTCTGGTGCTACTGGCGGCCAAGGTGGTGGAAGCTCTACCACGGCAGCCGGTGGCTATGCAGAATTTGGTGGCGGTGGGGGTGGTGGTCATACAGCCACTCCGGCTAACTTTGCGGGCGGAACTTCTGTTTATGGTGGTGCCGGTGGTGGTCAAGGTGGTGGCGCAACTGCGGCTGCATTAGTTGCCGCAACCGCTGGTGGATATTCAGGTCCCAATACTCCCGGTTCTGGTGGTGGTGGGGCTGCGGGTACAAGCGGTGCAACTCCTACGGCGGGTTCCGCTGGAGCCGCTGGTAATACGTTGTTATCAGGTTCAGGCGGCGGCGGTGGTGGTGCAGGGTCGACAGGTTCCGTTGCCGGAACTACTGGCGGAGCGGGTGGATTTCCCGGTGGTGGTGGCGGAGGCGGTGGAGCTGCGTGGCAATCGACTGGCGTTGCAGGAGCAGGTGGGGCTGGAGGTAACGGTATGGTTATCGTTATGTGCTGGTAATGGCGCATTTAGCAATAGGTTGTACGACGTGTGGTCAACCGGTGTCAGCAGTGGATTTACCAAACCCCCCTACTTCGGACCAGTTGACTTTTTATGAGACCGCCAGTATGTGCCCCGTCGATGGGAATACTGGTTCTAACATTGTGATTACGGTGACGTTATGAGACCTAGCAATACTACCGTTATCCCTGCCGGTACGACGGCTACTACATCCCAAACGTCTAAGGTTTTAGATGCGGGTTTTGTAATCTCGGCCAGTTTCCAGATCAATAGTACGAATAACACGAATGCGGGGACACTTCAGGTACAGGCTAGCAATGACCCGGTAAGTACGCTGACGTCCGGTATCCCTAACACGGGTCAACCGTCACCTTCGAACTGGGTCAACATTGGGTCCGCGGCTACCGTAACCGCAGGGGCGTCCGCAATGGTTTCTATCCCTTCACAAACTTATGCTGGCTACCGCTGGCTCCGATGCGTATGGACTCCAACGTCCGGCGCGGGTACGATTACTGTCAACGGTTACACATTAGGATTTTAAGGAGTTTTATGCCACTCAAACCAGGTTATTCCCAAGACGTTATCCATCACAACATCAAGGAAATGGTCAAAGCCGGCCATCCTCAACGCCAAGCTATTGCTGCGGCGCTCGCTAACGCCAGAAAGCATAAGAAAGCTATGGCCCATGGCGGGATGGCGGAGGCCCCGGATTCAGACGGTGACGCCGAAGCGACACTTGCCGCGATGGAGACCAGTGAACCGGGTGCGCCGGAGCCTACGCATGCTCAAACCAAGCCTAACCCGGCGAATACACCTAACCAGTCGGACGAAGACGACGAGATATTCCGTAGTCTTGGCGAGGAAATGAAAGCCGCGCATCCGGATTCAGACAAGGACCTGGCGCAAGCTATTCGACATTACGCTGAAGGTGGTGAGGTAGATGAGATGTCCCCGGAACTCGAAGTCGAAAGCTTCCCGGACGGCGACAACCTTGGTAACAAACCGGAAGGTCAGGTCTCAGCTACGTCTGAGCCTATGAGTTCGATGCCCAAGAAACCCGGGCATGCTAAGGAACCACCGGCCCAGCCTGAGATGAATCTACATGAGAAGATCATGAACGTCATTATCGAGCATAAAAAGGCGCGTAGGTTCAAATGATCGAGGAGGTCCTTAGCTACAGGTTAGCGCTTAGAGCCCAAATCAAACGGGTGTTCTTGAGCCTTTACCCTAAGCGCCAGGACTTTGTACGCTGCCGTGAAGCCAAGCAGGCTATCCGGGACATCCTAGGGCTCGACAACTCTTACATCTACGGGCGGCTATTGACTGAGGTTATGCCCGAGATTCGATACAGAAAGGTTCATTACGCCGGGAGGTTGTTTTACCGACCTAAACGCAGAGCGGATTATGGGAAAGCTAGACAAAGTCTACGATAAACTGCAAGCTATTGATGTGACGTTAGCGGCTCAGCACGAGACGTTGAAGGACCATATCCGCCGGACTGAGATTCTTGAAACCAAGCTAGAACCTGTCGAGAAACACGTCGCGATGGTTAACGGTGCTGTTAAGTTCATTATGCTGATCGGGATATCTATCGGGATTTGGGAAGGGTTGAAGCACATTCTATGAAAGAACTTATCCACAGAGTGTCGTATTTCTTACACATCACAGATGGTCAGGGTCAGCTTGATCTGACTGACTTGAGTTTTATGCTCGTTGTGGGGAAGGTGATCTTTGCAACAGGGATTGACTACCAGTCGGTGTGTGCGCTCGTCGGCGTCATACTTGCTCAGATGCACAGCAACCAACTCGCCGCGAAAGCTTCCAGCCAACCAGGCTCAAATCAGTAGCATCATGCGCCGCCCGGGTCTTCCGGATAAGCAACCATCCCATGTAAGCGTCTAGGCAAATCAAGAACACGATCATGTCCCACTCCGAATCACTTTTTTCTTCCAAATTCTTTCTAGGTCTTCTCTGGTTGAATGCGGGCTGCATTCCCAATACTCAATAATTCTCGTGGATATTCCACAGGATCTTTCGCAAGTACTCACCCATGGGTCCTGCCCAGCAGTGGACCTCCAATTGCTCCATTTATGCCAGCCCAACCAACAAAGAATTTTCATACAGTCCATGCAGGAATCACTTTTCATTCAAAGCCCCCTCGGCCAGCTCCGCTGTATATCTGGCAATCCCCGAGGTTATTTCCAGGGCTGGTTTTTGACGTTCAATAATGCGCTCCAAAGCATCTTCCAGCCTTTTTACGCGGGCGATGAGCCAGTAAATATCCTCTGACATTTCATACCAAGCGCCGATGACCATTGATTCTCGTTTTCTTTCGATGATCTGATCAATTCGCTTCGTCATGAATCAATCCTCCAGTAGGACTTTAAGACGCTTTGGCGTCAGGGTGTCGATGCAGTATGGTAAAAGAATATCATACCACTCCTCCAAAGCCAAGACGTCGTGGATGTTATATTTCGCCATTTCTTGCCATGCCTTACGGTTGCCGCGGAGGCATTCCTTCCACAGGTCAATACCGGGGAAGGCTTTGTGTTGGAGTTTCTTGTACTTGCGGCAGAACGTCTGGGACACGTATTCTAACGAGTAGCTGGGCAGGTTGAACTGCTTCTTGGCTTCCTTCAGTGTATCGAATTGTTCGAAGTTCTTGATCGGGGGTAGCCTGTGGACGGCCAACCTGCCTTTAATGACCTTTACGTCGAATTTCTTCCCGTTCTGGGTCACGACGACATCCGCATCGTTAAGGACGTAGCTCAACCGTTCCAGAAGATTACGTTCGTTTTTCTTCGTCACACCTTTACGGAGGTCGTACTGGTACCCTTTAGATTTACCTTGTAACTTAGCGGCGAAACTGATAATCCGGCGGTCCTTGTTAAGCATGTTGACAGGGGTGTATCCGTAAGTCTTCAGGTCCCATGCCAGGACTCGTATAGGTGCGGTCTCAATGTCCACGAACAGTATCTTAGGTTTACGCTTAGTCTTCATGCTCACCGAACTCCAGCGTAGCGGCGACCAAACCCAACAGCACACCGTAAATCAAGCACGCGCCCAACCACTCGATGTCGTCACTGAAGACTTGACGCAGGACTACTGTACCGATTGCGGACCACACCAGGATACCCCATGGGAACTTTTCAGATGTCATCGTAGCTCCTTCTCAAACGTCTCCCGGACCAGCGCCGGGCCGCCTCGTTGGAGTAAGTCATTGAAATCTACAGGGACACAGATAAGCATAACAGATTTCCCAAGCTTTGTCAATGTCTCTTTAAGCACGCACCCGTTCGCTATCCCCGCCGGGTCGCGGTCGACAACAACAACGACCATTTCATACCGTTTATAGTCCTCAATGTGCCGTTGTAAATCACTAGCCGACCCGGGGCTGGCAATGCTAAAGCTACGTTCTGGATAAGCTTCCGCAAGCGATAGCGCGTTGAGTTCACCTTCGATGAGAACCAAACATCTATTGGGTTCGGGTCCGAGTAGTAATAGATTAGGTCGAATTCCCCGCGGGCCTTGATAACGTCCCCTGCCGGAATGACGTAACTTGTAATAGGAATGGTCCGGCCAAAGGATGTAGAAGCCTTCCACTCCGGCATGTAACTTGAGCCCTCTAATAGTTCGGATTGGTCTCTGTATAATCTTGGAAACCATTGCTTGGACGTCTTCAGGTTCTTCGCGTTTGATCTCTTTCGGGGCATTGGGGACCTCCGTTATTTTACAATGGTATCCGCAGGAGAAACAATGAGCGAACTCAGGGTAAAGGTGGAGACTCGGTATCGTGTCCTTGTGGGCCGGGCAAAGAACCTTCATATTTTACCATGTACTCATATAAAGCTTTCGCAGAAGCGAGATTGTTACGCCCAATCCGATACTTGTTACACTGGAAACAACACAAACCACGAACCACTCCGGTCTTGTGGTTGTGATCGACAGCCAACCGGCGAGTAAAGTTAGACTTGTGCTTGCCGCAGAGAGCACAACTGTGATGTTGAGCGCGGAGTTTAGCGTTGTATTGCCGTTCCGTGATGCCATAAGTCCTCCTCAGGTACCTGTCTCGTTTAGTCATTCGCCCTTTGCTCATTGTTACTCATTTAACCACCCTCAAAATCCCTATCTGACGCCGTCGGCGGGGCTGGTCTAGGTAGTCGTGGTAGTACGATATCTGCTCCTCATTCGGCAACCAGGAGAAATATCCATACCCTGTGTCGAACCCGTAATATCCTCCCTGAAACATCTTGACACCCAGCTTAAGGACCTTGTTCGCATGCGCTTGGCATTCCTTCACGACTAGGTTATCCATCTCGGTAATACGGGTCTGTGGGGCTCCGCATCGCATAAAATACCGTTGATGCTTCAATGCCCGTTTAATCACTTTGTCATGACGCTCGGATATCCGGCGTAAAAGCGGTAGGAGCGCGTTAGCCTGCTCCAGCGTGAAGAACACCGGTAGCGGGTTACACATCCGGATTACGTTACTCGATTCCATTATCAGACTCCTTGTCAATGAACCTACACTGAGCGGAGGCGAACTTCATCGGGATGTCCAGCGTTGGCCCGTTGCGGTTCTTGGCCACGATCACGGTCGCGTTCTCGTAATCCGTGTCCAGCCGGTGGATAAGCATGACCACGTCCGCATCCTGCTCAATACTCCCAGACTCTTTAAGATCACTCAGTTGGGGTCGACCACCCTCCCTGAATTCCGATTGACGGTTCAACTGACATAAGGCGAGTACCGGCACCCGCAACTCCTTAGCCAAACCCTTTAATGCGTAAGAGACTTTACCAACAGCAATAGCTCGGTTCTCGCCTTCGACGTCGATCAACTGTAGGTAGTCGACTATAATCAGTCCTGTCTTGGATTTCTTGTTCTGCATCTTGGCGCGGTCAATGATCTGATGTACATTAAGCCCCGGGGTGTCATCGATCACGAAGTTAAGGGACTTGAGCGACTCACGGGCCGCAACACCCGCAGCAGAGTTCGCCCCACCTTTTTGAATCCAATCTAAGGGACGGTTCATAATCATCGACATCTGCCGGGCTGCGATTGAATCGTGGTCCATCTCTAAGCTGAAAGCGTGGACCTTCTCGTGCTTGGCGACGCTCGTACCAATCTGGAACCCGAGACCGGACTTACCCTTACTGGGTCTCGCACCGATAATGATTAACTCCCCGCGGTCGCGCTTGAGAATCATCGCGTCGTCAAAGCTTTTGAACCCACTGGGCATGACATCAATCGCCAGGTCCTTAAGGTCGAAGTCCGACAACTGCCGGCCAGGGTACAGGAGTTTATCCGCGTACCCCGGGTCTGCCTTGATCTTGTTCATGATCTGTGCGACTGAATCACTCATACTTTCCCTCTGTTACGATACATCCAACGCTGACTGTGTACGTGCAATGCGGACCTGTGTAAACCCCCGGGGGTGTGTATACCCCGTTGACGTATAGGACGTTGTTTACGCACACAGCGTCAGGTGGATAGACTACCCCATAACACAGTTGGAACGAGTACGTCACATTAGGATTGTGGTATACGTCCGGCACCGAGGCGACGCCGCATCCGGCGCAGAATAACAGTAAAGCTAAAAGTCTCATATTCCCTCCACCATTAGAGTATCACATCTTAGTACTTTGGACACCAAAAAGCGTGGGTTGTCTTCGCTTTTTCTCCACCGCATTCACAGACCGGGGGCTTCCGGGGCACCGCGGATACCGGACCTGTATCTGTAAGTGGCAGAGCGGCGACCAAGAGGAGCTTACCTATGCATAACTCACTACTCGGATAGTAGGACACGTAGAAGGAATTTGACATACCGCATACTGTGCACGAACCTGTAGGTGAATCCCAAATATGGTAGCTCATGTCTTCTCCCACTTGTCAAGCGGACCGTAAGCTTTGGCCGTCAAAGGGTACTTGAATCCAAAGTCTTGTGTAGACTGCTCCATTATTAATTCAAGGTTCTGTTTGCATTGTTCTGCTTGGTTTGCCCAAACTTCCGCAACGATTTCATCATGAACAGGGAACATTGCGCGACCGTGTTTGAATTCTTGGCACCAATTCGCAAATCGATAATATGCCCGATTACACGCCTCTGCGGCTACTCCTTGGATGAGGAAGTTGTACGCTTGTCGCTGTTGGCGGAAGAGTTCGTACTTGTTTTTAGCTGGTGAGAATCGTCGGGATCGTCCTGCAAGATTTGTGATATAGCCGTCTCGGAGAAGTGTACTATTCGTCTGCTCTTTAAGCGCCTTGACTCCTGAGAAACGTTGATAGAAAGTATCAATAATCTTGTTAGCTTCCAAGCTGGAGCACCCAACCATTTTCGCAATCTTGTTGGCCCCCGCACCGTATTGTAAAGCGAAATTAATATTCTTAACTTGACTTCTAGGTATATTAAACCCAGCTTTGTCCAGATCAGCTTTAAATAAATCATGCTTGCTTGCTCCTCCGCATACGATTTCTTTCAGCCCGGGGTCGTCGGTAAGGTTTAACTCGACGACTACTTCAAGCTGAGCGTAATCAGCGCCAATAATACACATTCCAGGACTAGGTATAAAGAAATTCCTAATACGGCCCGTTTTAGGGAGATTTCCCATGTTCGGGTTACTATGAGAAATGCGACCAGTACTAGTGCCGGATACGTTAAAGCTCGGATATATTTTGGAATCTTGGACTCGCTCAAGCATGCCCTTAATGAACGTCGCATAAACTGCCTTTACGTCTTTGTAGTCAACAAGTGGCTGTAAATCTGGTCGATCTGTTGCAAGAGATTGTAGAGTTTCGAAGTCAACCGACGGATTTCCCGTCTTCGTTTTGTTGAGCACGGGGAGTCCAAGCGCTTCATACACAAGCCATGCAATCTGCTTATCTGATTCGAAACTGAACGTAGGTCTTTTGATACGAAGGCGTTGATCGACACTTGGTTCGGTTTTGAGCTTACTGGCCCACTTTTCGATGTCTTTGGAGTGTTTCTCGAATTCCCAGACCCTGCAGTAGTCATTGTAATCCTTTCGGAGTTTCACCAACCAATCATTGATCATCCCTTCGGTCTCGGTCTTGACCTCAACCATAAGCGGGACGTTGACATTCAACCCATTGAGTTCAGTGTCCAGCAATGCCGCGGACAACTTGCGGGTATGCTCATACAATGGGCGTAGGTTGTCGTCTTCCATTACCGCGACAAAGTCCGACTTACCCAACCGATACGTATAAATCGCGTCTTTACAAGCGTACTCTAACGCCTCTTCCGCCGGCGCGTCTTCGTAGTTCTTGTACTTGGACCAGAACACAGACTTATAATCATCCCCAGCCATAAGCTTAACACGAGCATCAAGGGAATGCTCGGCGTTATCATCAAGTAAATGATGCATATCGATAAGATTATGACAATTAGTCTCACGGAGATCGCATCCATTCTTCAAAAGTATGATGGTGTCACAGTGGTTGTAATCCTGCAAGAACACGAGTTTCCTTGACTTAAGAGTAGGGGTGAGCGTGGGCAAGAGTGAGGGAGACACTGCCCACGCCCGATTGTCGTCCGCCACGATAACGGACAGAAGTTTGGTAGTTCTAGGGTCACCCTTGACATATTCAGTATCTACCGCGATTACTTCTGGCATGATCTGACACAAGTCTCGGGCTTGCTGTTCTGTTTCAACTCGAAAGAATTCCATTACTCCCCTCAGAGCTAGGATTAATCAATACTGGACGCAGTCGCGGCTTTGGCTCCGACCTTACCCGCGATCTTACCAACTCCCGCGCCACCTTTCGGAGACATCGGGGGCAGGATTTCCGCGAAATAGTGCTTGTTGCCTTTCTGCGTGACCTTGTTGAATCTGAAAAGAATCGCCGAACCGACGCGGATGTTCTCCATGATCGTGTTCAGGTTCTCTTCGGTCACTTGCAGAAGCACTGAACCTTCACCGAAGCTTGAATTCTCGAATGCTCCGCCGAGGCTGGGGTTAAACTTGGTTCCATCTTTCTTGGTTTGTGTAGGCATGCGCCCTCCTTAAAGGTTGAAGTCTTTGCAGACAGTTTCGTACACAGTTTCAAGCTTGGCGACAGGGATTTTAGACAACCCTACTCCGCCGAGGTATTTCGTTTTGAAGTCCGCCGCCGTGATTTGGCCCGACGCTTCGAGGGACTTGAACGCCGCGGCGACGAGTTCTTTGACGGGGCGCTGTTTTGGGGTGCCGACATCTCCACCACTTGCGCCCGATTGCTTGCTAACTGCATCAGCTTTGCTGATAGGCTGCTGCTTGTCGACTGATACGTCAGGGGTCCCGACGTATTCTTGAGTCTTGTCATACAATGCCAACCCCATACTTCTACCAAGGTTCTTACACGCGCGCTTCACGGCGTCGCTCACGGCTTCCTTGGTTGCAAGCTCGTGGGCTTTACCAGGGGATTTCTTGTCGGTACCGTCGCCATAACCGACCTCGGTAAAAAACACCCGTCTACCTTCAACTGACACGTCAAGTTGAACTTGAGCGATATAACTGGTACCGAATGCCTCGCCGCTGTACTGCTCGATTTTACCCTCAAACACACATTTAAGGTCAACAATACTGTAACCCCAATTACCTTGTCCAAAGACCTGGTTCATGCGGTCGATAACGTACCAAGTCTCAAGGTAGCTGAGTTCTTTTCCGCTCTGCGCACGATGCGCGATCACGTCTTTAGGGATGTTCTCGTCCAGTGTTTGCTGGATAGCTGTCTTTGTCATTCTAGTTCTCCTCCGTATGCCATTGAGTCTAAAGCATACCAAAACTGAAACTCTTTGTCAATAAGTTCTTTTATGAATTTGTCGTCCCGGTCCACAATTACTTGTGCAATTGAATCCCCATCAATGGGATTACCCCGGACTTCGCAAACTCCGGCGTAAATACATTGGTCATAACCCGTCACGAACAACTGGTGTTGCATTTGGACGTAATGGTCCTGGGGCACTACTCCATGCAGTTTCGCCGCCGCCCATTTTTGGTAGCCTTCTGTACCGCGGTTAAACCTCTCCTTAGATTGGGAGGACAAAAGCTTTATCTCAGCAATAATCTTGCGATCAGGATTATGCCCATCCAAACTAGCGCGGACAAACTCAAACCGGTTAGAAACCACATTACTTGCCGCAAGACTGTATCCGGAGTTTGCTTCGAGGAGCTTCCTTGTGATTTCTTCAATCCGGTTACCTCGTTCTTTAATATATTTGTTCTCGTCGTCCTCGGGCTGTACCGGACCAGCTTTCTCCAAAAGCAACTGCTTCGGCGTCTTGAACCGTGACACGCCAGCAATGATACTAGCGTCACTAGAGCCGATGCCTTGGTGCCGCCACGCCAACCATGCCGCGCGGTCTGGAAATTCGAGTGTCTTGAATCTCATTTACCCTCCGGAATACGAATCATGTGGCCGCATATACGGCACTTGAGCCAAGGCTTACCACCTGCGTACACTGTATCCATCCACCCTGTGCAATACGGGCAGGTCGGCGTCGGGTCCTTATGATTTGGGTTTCCGGTCGTCGAGTTCTGGATGGGTAATACCAAACTCAATAAGAAAGGCCGCGTTACATCGTAAGTGGGCCATGTGGGGAAGGCCGGATTCAGGGTCATTGGTCTCTCCTTGTATATAAGCGTTTACGTGGCGGAGTATCGAGTCACAGACAGAAAGGAACGGCAACCCTTTCTTCCAGTTGTCCCGGCTGTATTTCTTCGCGCCGAACATCATTACGAGAGCTTCTTGTTTCTGGGCTTCGTAAGGGATAAGTGTAAGCTGGACCTTGCCGTCATTCTTACGGTCCGCCAATGGTTGCGAAAATACTAAGTGACACGTGTCGTGTTTACCCGTTTTAATGCAAAACTCCCGGTCATTACAGCATTTAGTGATTGTTGAAGCTGTCGTCATCGCTTGTTCCTCCTCCGTTATCCAAGTTTATGATACAATTCAAGTTCAGCCTCCCGCCGCCGGCGCAAGCCGGGGTTAAACACACCGTTGACATGATCAAACTCCAACCACTCCGCATCCGGAGACTTCCCGGCATTGACCAGCTTCAAGGTATTGGACAGTTTTACAGTGCCCAACCCGACATTGAATGCCAGACAGATCAAGGCGGAGTACTGGTTGTCATTCACTAATTCAGAGATGAAGTGGTCGAGTTGGTAGAATTTTTGTAAATCTTGCTTCAGGTACATATCTGCCTGCGCCTGATTGACCGTCATGCCCTGAACTACCGTAGGGTCTATGATCGCGGAATGCCCGTAGCCGATTGTCCAGATACCCTTCTGGTCTTGGTAACTGTTCAACCGGCATGATTCAAAGCTTTTAAGCAGGGCTAAGCCTGCGGCGTTGATTTCTCTCATGTAACCTCACAAGCTATGCGTTAGAATTAATCGGGCGGCTTCAATTAAAATCAAAGTCCCGGCGGCCACCTTAATTGGGTCATGCAAGGGCGACGCGATGACCTTCGCTTGGTCGGACTTGATCTGCTCGTCCAGCGCGGACTTGGCTTGGTATTGTTGGATTTCCGCGTCCTGGTCAGCTACCACGGTCTTGCACTTATTGACCACGTCAAGGCAGAGTTTCAGGTTACTCGCGTCGTCAGCGTGGCAGTTACTTGTTGCTAGTGCTAGGACCAGCGTTATCATTAAGACCACGATTAAGCGCATTCTCTGCCTCCTGTAAGGCGGACTTGTCATCCGCGGTTTTCTGAGCGTCGGCAGCGATTGCCGCAACGACAGGTTGTTCTTTCTTCGTGTCAGTCTCGATCTGAGTGGTAAAGTACTTGTTCCGGAAGTACTGATACAGGAGATAGATCAGCCCGGCGACTACAGCGCCGATGCCTCCGTATGATTGTAACTGGTTCACAGCCGCCTCCAATTCTTTTCAATAAAGGTGGCGATACGTTTGAAACTCCAACCGCTATCATTAAAACTCGCGAGACTGCGCGCGTCATGATTATCGATACGATGGCCACATGCTGTACGCAATCCAGACCAGTTGCGAACTCTTTGATGCCCAGGACCCCCTAAAACGGAAGTTAATGCATCGGATGGTTGATGGGGATACGGACTAATATCCCGCAAGACCCCTAAACAACAAAATGAACCGTTAGAGCTCTTAAGTTTTCCAACTCCTTGTTTATACTTTCCGCTTCGCAGTGCTTTGACCCATTTTCGCATTACATTGTACTTCACAGTCTGTTCTCCTTTTTCATCTTTGCTTCAAGCGCGATGATCTCGTCTTTGGTAAATATCCGGACCGGCAACGGCGGGGATGGTGGTGTGTCTCGAACATCGTTCCAGTGATACGGTTCACCGTTCAGGTAATGGTTGTTCATAGTAGGCCGGTACGGAACAAAGGTCCTGGGGCCTACAAGAACTCCGTCCCAGTCTTCATCAAGAATCTCAATGTGTCTCATTTATGACTCCTTATCAAGTACTCAAGGGCTTGTATTTGTCGTTCACGTTCGGCGTTGGCGGCGGGGTTGGCGTCGGCGATGTAGGCGGCTTCGGCGTAGCCGGCGGCGGCGTAGGCGGCGGCGTAGGCGGCGGCGTCGGCGGCGGCGTCGGCGAAGACGGCGGCGGTGGCGGCGGCGGGGTCGGCGGTGTAGGCGGC